CTCTGCTACTGAAGACCAAGAGGTCTTATTTCAGGGGATTTTGGGGGAGTGCTCAAATGATGCGTATAACATCCGAGTCCTGATTATAGACGACTTGGGTAAGGAACACACCTCATTGTCAGGTTGGCAAAGTAGCATGTTTCACCACATTTTACGCACACGGTTTAACAAAGGATTGCCTACCATTGTTACTACCAATATCAAGTTGGAGAACTGGGCTAGTGAGTACGGAGATGCCACAGAGAGCTTTGCTAATGAGGCCTTCGTGTACTTGCCTATTAATTCAACTGACCTACGAAAGTGAGAGCAAACCTCGTGTCAGACATGCGTTTAGTCCAACTTTTTTTGAGCCCGTCTCAGACTGCTGGGCCAGGGATTTATGAGGTTACTAGTGACCCTAAAGGAAACCTGTATTGCACTTGCCCAGGGTTTATTGGACGCAATTCGTGTAAGCACTCTAAATTTGTCGGTTCTCGCATTGACGATAACGACGGCCATTACCCGTTAGAGATATCTTCTCGCGCAACAGACGAAGACACAGCGAAAGCCAAAGCTTCAAATGAAGCATTCCGTGAGTTTGTTATTAAGTTTGGGAAAATAGAGGTGTACTAGCAATGAGACACGGGGACATCAGTAACGAGCTCCCCAAAAGAATAATCGTGATATCAGACGTATTATTGAATGTGGAGCTCTCGGTTAAAAAACGGTACAAAGTAATACCAATAGTTTCAAAAGAAGTAACTATCAAAAGAGAACTGCTTAGCTTTTTGTATTTGTATACAACAAAGAAAGGCGTGACTCTTGAGTTAGCCTCCTACACCTTAGACGATGAACAGTTGTCTGAGACTATGGAGTACTTAGATGAAAAGGGAACGAACCCCTTTAGATATTTCACTACATATCCATCTATACAAAGCCTTATAGACGAGCTACCATACCGCCCTGAAGTTGTTGGGGTGCTGGATGCTCCGCAAAACATATTACGATACGGACACTGGGGATTGGACTACAGCAACTTATGAACAACGAAGCAAAACTATTAAGTAAAGTTATTGAGAGCCGTAACCTTGGATTAATCTTAGAGCGCGGAGTTGATGCAGAGTGGTTTGCTGATGCAAACGATAAAAAGATATTCACCTTCCTGCAAAAACACTTTACCTATTATCAAGAATGTCCAAGCCTTGATTTGGTAATTGAAAACTTTCCTACATATAGTCTTTTAAAAGTAGAAGACAACATTGAATACTTTTTAGACAGGCTTGTAGCAAGCCGCCGTAAGCTTTCAATCATTCATACGATTGGAGAAGCCCTCACCTCTATTGAAAAAGAAGCAGACCATGAGAGCGCACTGCTTGCTATGGAGCGCGGAATTATACGATTGGAAGAGGCAGGCCTCACCAAGTCTAATGATTTGGAAATTACTAAAGCAGCCAAACACGCTAAGACAGAGTACGAGTTCCGCAAAAACAATCCAGGACTACTAGGTATCCCAACAGGTTTTCCCACTATGGATGAATCTACCTCGGGCTTACAACCTGGTCAGCTCATTGTTATCGTTGCTCCACCTAAGACTGGTAAATCTACATTAGCTTTGCAGATTGCTATTAACTGCCAGCTTGAGGGCAAGGTTCCTATGTTCATGTCCTTTGAGATGAGCAACAACGAGCAGAAGAACCGTTACTACGCTATGCGAGCTCGCATTGCATACAGGCGTTTAATGACGGGTACGCTTACTACTGAAGAAGAAAGTCGTTTCTATACCAAAGTAGACGCCATCCAAGATATGGAAGACAAGTTCCACTTTGTTGACTCTTCCAACGGGCAGACCGTTAGTTCTGTAGCCAGCAAGGTGCAGAGTAAAAACCCAGATATCATCTTTATTGACGGTACCTACTTGATGATTGATGAGGTGACTGGGGAATCCAACACCCCGCAATCAATTACTAACATTACTCGTAGCCTCAAGCGTTTGGCGCAAAAGATTAATAAGCCTATTGTTATCTCAACGCAAGCGCTTTCATGGAAGATGCGTGGCGGTCAAGTTACCGCTGACTCAATCGGTTACTCCTCTTCTTTCCACCAAGACGCCGACGTTATCTTTGGTCTACAGCGTGAGGACGAGGCCGTAGATGACACTCGCCTACTGCGCGTTATCGCCAGCCGTAACTCTGGTCTTACCGAGGTTTCATTGACATGGGATTGGGATACCGCTACATTCCGTGAAATGAACGAGGATGACCTGTGACAGTTGATGAAATGACTTCTACTCTTGAGCGCTTAGGGCTTGATGTCCTAGGTTCTCATGGGTACGAGATTCAAGGTCAATGCCCTGCTCATATTGAGCGCACGGGTCACGCTGACCGTAATCCGTCTTGGTATATCAACGCTGATACGGGCGCACACATATGTTTTTCTTGTGGCTGGAAAGGCAACCTTTACAGTTTAATTGCGTACGTAACCAAAGTTGATTACGAAAAAGCTAGTGAATGGCTTGGCTCTGTAGATAGTCTTGTCTCTAGGTTTAATGGATTACAGAAAGTAACTAAGCCTAAGATAGAAGAGCCCACGCACATCACGGGTTCCATGTTACGCGCTTTCTCTACCCCACCAGATTACGCGCTTAACGCTAGGGGCTTGAGTAATACTGCTGTTACTACCTACGGGATTCTGTGGGATGAGCGTAATCGAAATTGGATTATTCCTATTAGAGACCCCCACAAAGACACTCTATTAGGATGGCAAGAAAAGGGCTTTGACCACCGCTACTTTAATAATAAGCCTGCTGGTGTGAAGAAGAGCGAGACGCTATTTGGGTATAACGAGAACGTATTTAATTGGGCAGTCATTGTTGAATCACCCCTAGACGTAGTACGCCTAGCGTCTATTGGAATTCCAGGGTTAGCTACCTACGGGGCTATGGTATCTAAAGCGCAGTTCAATCTTATTCGTGGTTTGGATAAGGTTATCTTCGCTATGGACAACGACGAAGCAGGAAGAAACTCTGCCAAAGACCTACTGGCAATGTGTCAAGAGATGGGTGTAGAATCCTGGTTCTTCAACTACGGTGACTTAGACGTCAAAGACGTAGGTGGTATGAGCAAGTCCGAAGTACTTAACGGGATTGAAAAGGCACGGCATATGGTTAGGAAAGACCGAGCCATACATTAAGGGGTACACATGATTATTGGATTAACTGGCTACGCACAAAGCGGTAAAGACACAGTTGCTAAAACTCTTATTGATAACTATGGTTTCAAACGCATCGCTTTTGCTGACCCTATACGCGAACTTCTATACGAAATGAACCCCATAATTGGATTTGAGGTTGATGGCGGAGGGTGGGACTTAAAGACTGTTGTAGACCGAGACGGTTGGGATTTTGCTAAACAAGACCCCGAAGTTCGTCGTCTGCTTCAGGACTTAGGTGTTGGTGCCCGCAATGTATTCTATGAAGACTTTTGGGTTGACGTAGCCTTAGCAGATGTAACTAACTACAAAGACGGCAACCATTTTGTTATTACAGACGTTAGATTTATGAATGAGCTTCTTCAGATTAAACGCATGGGCGGTCAGATTTGGCGTGTAGACCGCCCAAACGTTACTGCGGTTAACAGTCATGTATCTGAATCTGCTCTATCCGAGTATGGTGTAGACCTTCTTCTCTATAACCACTCCACTATTGAAAACTTAGAAGAAAACATTAAATCCGTTATGGCAGGAGTATTAAATGCTAAGTGATGCAGTTGTAGCAAAAGAAGAAGCTATTGCCTTAGTCGCTTCTGGTATGAACCCAGAGTGGCGAGAGGATGCTTTACGGGCTATTAAGACCTTGGCTGAGCGCGAGGATGAGTTCACCACCGATAAGGTGTGGGAAGAGCTCTTGACCTTCTCCACAGCGGACACCCCTGAACCTCGTGCCATGGGTGCGGTAATGGTTCAGGCTAGAAAACTAGGTTACGTACTGCCTACCAACACCTACTTAAATAGCTCAAGGGTTAGTTGTCATAATCGCCCATTGCGCATTTGGAAGTCTAATCTTAGATGACCTTTACTGGCACTTTACTTCCTTACCAACCTGAGGCTGTAGACCGCATGTGCGAACGTGGCACAATGCTTGTCGCTTATGACCTTGGGCTTGGTAAGACTGTCCTGACTATTGCCGCCTTGGAGCGGTTAATGGCTGAGCAGAAAATTAAAGAGCCAGGTCTTATAATTTGTTTATCCTCATTGAAATATCAATGGGCTAATCAGATTGAAAAGTTTACAAGTGGTACTTCACGTGCTTTGGTCATTGACGGAACGCCAGCTAAAAGAGCAAAACAATATGAAGAGGCCTACAACTGGGCTACTTCAGGAGTTGACTATATTGTCCTCAACTATGAGCAAGTTGTTAATGACTGGGACTTCATTAAAAAACTTCCACGAGGATTTGTAGTACTCGACGAGGCTACCGCTATTAAGTCGTTTAAATCTAAGCGCACAAAGGCCGTAAAGAAATTGGTCAATGCTCCCTTTAGGTTCGCTCTTACAGGAACACCTATTGAGAATGGTAAACCCGAGGAGCTTTACAGCATTATGCAGTTCGTAGATAGCTCTGTGCTTGGCCGCTTTGACATATTTGATTCGGCTTTTATCGTGCGCAATAGCTGGGGTGGGGTAAACAACTATAGAAACCTTCCCACCTTGCACACAAAAATGAAGGAAGCTTCTGTGCGTAAGTCCCAGAAAGACGCAGACGTAGCGCCTTACCTTCCAGAGGCTATACATCAAGACCCTATCTTGGTTACGTTTGACCGCAAATCTTCTAAGTTATACACACGCATCTGTGACGACCTTCTACGGGACTTAGAGGAGGCTCAGAACCTGTTTGGTGGGGCGTTCAATGTACTTGCTCACTATGGTTATGAGAACCAAAGAGGAGGTCCTGAGGACGAATGGCGCGGTAAGATTATGTCTAAGATTGGGTGCCTAAAGATGCTCTGCTCTCACCCCGAACTTCTGCATACCAGCGCTGAAAAGTTTAAACAATTAAACGGAGAAGGGTCTGCCTATGCAAATGAATTGGTTGAGTCTGGCTATCTTGATGGCGTTAGTCATTCACCTAAACTGGACTACCTTACGCAGTATGTCAAAGATTTCTTGGACCAAGACGAAGAGAACAAAGTAGTTATATTTGCTACGTATGTTGACATGCTGGACATGATTGCTGAGACCTTAGGCCCTGAAAGATGTAAGCTCTACTCAGGTAAACTAGATGCCAAGACTAAAGAGGAGAACAAAGTTGCTTTTAACAATGACCCTTCTATCCGTGTCCTCATTAGCTCTGACGCTGGCGGTTATGGCGTGGACCTTCCCGCGGGTAATCTCCTTGTTAACTATGACCTCCCGTGGTCTTCAGGAGCGGCGACGCAAAGAAACGGTCGTATCATCCGAGCCTCATCTAGATTTCAGTCCGCCGTCATACAAGATATTCTGATTGCTGGTTCGGTGGAAGTAAGGCAATACGAAGCCCTTCAACAGAAGAACGCGATAGCCTCAGCCGTCATTGATGGAGAAGGAATAGACGATAAAGGCGGAATTCCTCTCACTATTGGCAGTTTAAAGCAGTTTTTGGTAGAGGCTATCGTATAAACCTATTTTGTACCTTTTTTAATATTACAGAGCACATGAGTAGGACGTATATTTTCTATTAAGTCAGTTCCCCCTTTAGACAGTGCAATTACATGGTCTAAATGTAACCCTTTCTCCCATCCCTCTTTATATCTAGGATGTCTAGGCGGGTCTAGTAACTACAGGAAGTTTTTGTGTGTTAACATTATTGTCATTCATACTAGTTTAAGTATAACATTGAAGGATGTGGTTAAGTCGCCTAACGCGCCTAAGACTCCTACACGTACTATCCGTGTATCCGATGACCTATGGCTTGCTGTTCAAAAGAAGGCTTCTAAGGAAAAGGTCACGGTAACAAGCGTGATTATCGAAGCGCTTGAGGCGTATATTGCCCTTGACAAGAGGTTGGACTAGTACTAAATTACTCCTTCTAACCAAGGAGTAGATGTGAACTTAGAAGAAATTAAAAAGAATGCTCACCAGTACTTTGTACTTAAATCCGAGAGCACCTTACTCACTGCCAGACAAAACGAATTAAAGAAGCGTCTACTTGATTCTTTAGATGATGCTGAGGCTGACGATAAAGGTCATAAAGTCCTGTCTTTTGAGGACTCGGACCTAGGTACGGTTAAGCTGACCAAACAACGTCGTGTTACTAAGAACCTTGATATGGATATCGCAGAAGACCTCCTAACTAAAAAAGGTATTAAAGATACCTGTGTTAAGATGGTTCCTATGCTAGACGAAGCCGCAATCATGGCCGCTTTCTATGAAGGTTACCTAACAGAAGAAGACATTGATAGCATGTTCCCTGCAAAGGAGTCCTTTGCTTTTTTGATTGACGCGGCTAAATGACCGAAGATTTCATTGACTCTACCTTTGCTGACCTGGATACTTACTATCCAGGCAGTAAACGCAAGCAGAAAAAGATAGAACCTAAAAAGCCTGAGGTAACCCCTGATGTTGCTTGGGATTCTAAGCCGTTCGTAAAGGTACTTCCCAATGGTAAAAGCATTGAGATGTTTACTATCGGCGCGCTTGCGCAGGCTCTAGGCCGCCCTGTAATAACAATCCGCGCATGGATTAAAGAGGGTTACCTTCCAGCCTCCCCCTACCGCCTCCCAGCCAAAAAGAACATCCATGGTGAAGACCACCAAGGGCGCAGGCTTTACTCTCGCGCTATGGTGGAAAAGGTGGTAGAGTTATTCCGTGCCTCTGGCATTCTAGAGGTAAAGCGAATAGAATGGCCGACACACCGACAAGTCACTCGTGATATTGTCGAGGCATGGGGTAACATCCGTGCAGAAGAAACTAATTAAAACAACATACAATCAAAGGAAAATAAAATACAATGGCAATCAACCGAACTGAAGCAGAAGCAACAGCGTACGTCCCAGAAAACGATGAATTCAACACTTCATCACTTGACGCTCGTCCCGCACAAGCCACTAGCACTCTCGTGCAATCAGGCTGGGAAGCAGCAGAAAAACTAACCGCTCCATCAAAAGAGTATCCAACTGAGTTTAAGTTTGATGCTAATGGTGGATATCAAATCATTAAGTTTCTAGACCAAGATGGTCCTTTCGCCGTGTACAAGTTGCACTTCTTGTCTCAAAAGACAGAGGGACAACGCTCTTATGTTTCACACGGACCTAACGACCCTCTTTGCACAAAGCTTGGTAGTAAGCCTGAAGAGAAGCGCGCCTTCTCTATTGTGAACCTCAGTCACCCTGAAGGTCCAAAGCGTCAGATGCTTATTGCTAGCCCACGTCTATTCAAGACCCTCCACGCGGCTCACTTCTCCCCACAAGGTCCTCTAACCAAGAACTACTGGGCTGTTAGCCGTACAGGTAAGATGCAAACAACCACGTATCACATCAACCCAGTTAAGCCCCGTGACCTCATGGAAGACTGGGCTATTGATGAAACAGCCGCGGAAGCCTCTGTAGCGTCCTTCGTTTCGTACACTCGTGCGGACATTAAGGAAAATACATGGGAAGAGCTTGAGGCTGTAGCCGCTTCTCTTTCACCTGCATTCTAACCAACAAAAACTAGAACGCTGGCGGGTCAAGTCTTTTATTAGACTTGGCCTTCCAGTCTTATTGGGGGAACCATTTGAATATTATTACGACTAAAGAAGATTTACAGGAATTAGTCTCGTACTACATGGCGCAAGACGCCTTTGCTTTTGACGTGGAAACTGTGGGTGTTCATCGCGGTGTTCCCGTAGAGAATGAAGTTTTATGGATTAGCCTAGCCACTCATGGTCGCGGAGATGCTATCCCCGTGGGTCACCCTAACGGAGAATTTATTGAGTTCATCCGACCACTTACAGGTCAAGGTCAGAAGCGAGTAGAAGCAGGACTTCCTGCTCGCCCACTAGATTATTCACGAGATGACAAGAAGGCTGTAAAAACTTTCAGCCCTCCACCAGCGCAGTTGTTCCCTGCCGAAGTCTTTGAGGCGCTAAAGCCTTTAATGTTTAATGAGAACATACTTACCATTGGCCACAACCTAGCCTTTGACCTTTGCTCTGTCGCTAAATACTACGGGGGCACCATCCCAGCAGGACCTTACTTTGACACTCTCATGGGTTCCTTTGTCTATGACAATCGTAATAAGGGAAAGCTCGGTCTTGATGACTGTCTACAAAGAGAGCTTGGGTTCTCTATGGAGAAGGGCATTGGGCACAAGGTTGAGGAATACTCTTTTGATGAGGTCGCTAAGTACTCTTATCTAGATTCTAAATACACATTCTTATTATGGAAAGCCATTGAGCCTAAGCTTATTGAAGCTGAGGTAGATAAGGTAATGAACCTTGAGATGGGTGTGTTGAAAGTTCTATGCGATATGAAACTTACTGGCGCGCCTATCAATGAGGCTCATCTTGCTGAACT